ATGTTTTTTAGTCTTCTAAAATCTAAATTACAAAAGAAACAAGGATTATATTACGAAGACTTAAATAATAATATTAAGGAGGTAATAAAAACAATACCAGAAGCCTACTATAATAAAATATTAAATGGAACATATAATAGACAAACCAAATATATTAAGAAAAATAAGATAAGAAAATACAAGAATTACAAAGACTAAAATCGGCATTTTAAATGTCCAAAGGTGTAAGATATGAATAATATTCGCGTTATTGTTAGCTGCTTCTTTGCTGATTTAGCCGACGAGTCTATAGATAATTAATTGCATGAAAAATAATGAACTTTACATATGAGTTCAATACTGCTTAATTTACTATTAAAAAAACTAATGCAAAAGTAAAACTATATTTCTAATCTTATTGCTAAATGTAAAACGAGTGATCTTCAAGAAATCATGTTTGGCTATGAAGATGATGTAGACGACGATGCGTTTACCGATGATGAGACCGATATGTGTAAGATATATATACCAAGATATCCAGAATTATATCATACTGTTATGAGGGAAGAAAAAGGCTCTTATGAAAAAGCATTATTTACAGAAATTATATTTAGTACATATAGTCTAAAATTCAAATATGTCTCAAAAAATATCTAAAAATTTAAAAAAAATGATTATTTAGTATAGTATATTTTTCACATACTGATTTGCAAAAAACAATAGAAAGTATCTTCGAAAATAGATTATGATGATGTATACGATATATTCAATGAGCGCCTCTCGAATATTATGATATATGATATCACCGATGATATAAGAGTAACGAAAGTAATTGCATTAATGACAAGAGATTATTTTCTCAAAATTATTTGCATGAGTTGCCTCATGATATTCAATTGGATATAATGGTTTTATCGCAGAAAACATATTTTAAATTTTGATAAATTAGTTATCTCTAAAAAATTAAACAGGCATATGTACAAATTTGTTTTCACGATACATAATATAGAGTATATCAATAATAGAAATAAAAAGGTTATTGAACGCTATAGTGGTGTGATATCTAATTATGTAGAAAAATTACAGAATTCTCTGGTATCTCATATAAATAAATTTATTAAACACTATTCTATAAATTATATCCGCGATATATTGTGCATAGATTATTTAGAAGATTATGGCTCTTATGAGAAGGAACTATATACTAATATTATATTGAAATCATATGTATTAAAATTTGTTGAAATATGAGGAAGATATATACTGTAAGTATAAAAAATTGATTATACACAATCAATTTTTTATACTGTATCTAACATGCTGTTTGTAGATAATTATTTTCACGAGATTCCTGCAGATATCCAGATGCTCATTATTACATTTACTAAATATAGCTATTACGATATATATGTTACTGTTTCTACAAATTCTAACTTAAAAAAAAGAAAGAAGTTTGTTAGTAAAAGTATGCATAAAAGAATAATGAATCTTTCGTATTATCATAAGAATGTTTCGACAGACTCGAACATATTTTGTGATAGATATAAGAATGCATACTTTACAGTCAAGGAACATATCAGGGATATTATTTCGAAGTTAAAGATCTCTCATATTAACGATATATTATTAAAAAATAATATACACGATGCAAAAAATGTATACAAGATGATCTATGGAGATAGGAAAAATATAATAAATTATGATATAGAGATGTTATTGGAATATATTCTAAATGTGTACAAAACAACTATAGATATTCGCTTTATTTCATAAAATATATCTATAATATACGATGCGTAATCTATATTTTTTGCATTGAGATTTATGGGGTTTTTCTAACGGATGTTGGGTAAGCGTTGTAGAGATTATCAAAATAAAAGATTAAAAATTAAAAAACACACATATTTAAAAAAATGATATATACTTATAATTATAATAGTATTTAAAATGCAAGGTATCATTAGTTTTTCAAACAGAATCGCTTTGAATATTAAAAGTAATGACCATAAGGATACTATTTTAGATGATTTAAATACTCTATATAAAATTAAAATTCTCCAGCGCCATCATCATAACTTAGATAAATCAAATGTTGATATAGTGACTACTAATCATTTGATGAATTTACGTTCTAATGGTAATAGATACTATCTTTATTTTACTCTATATAATGATGTTGAAACGATGTATTATATAGATAAGAAAATACACCCTGGTTATCAGAGACCAAGAATTATTTTTGGAAGAGGACTTTTTGATAAAAAGTTATTTAAAAATACTCTTCTTGACGGAGAATTAGTTAAATGCAAGGATGATACATGGACTTTCTTAATAAATGATATTATATGTTATGAAGGGAAATATTTAAGCAATAAAACATTGCCACAGAGACTTGAAATTATATATAATATGCTAGATAAACAATATACGCCTGATAGTACAATTGACGTATGTAACTATAAGGTCAAATGTTACTATAATATGTATAAGGAATCAATTGAAGAGCTTCAATTACTTACTAAAAATCTCAATTATACATGCAGAGGTATCTATATATGGCCTTATGATTTGAAATATAAACCTAAGTTATATAACTTTGACGACTCGAGTGTCGTAGATGTTATAAGGAAAACGAAGGATATCACTGAATTTAAGACGATTGATTCTGAGATATCACAACAACCTTCTATAAATATCACAAAAGAAGTCCATGGTCCCAACGGTTCTAACGGTTCCGAAGGTCATCAAAAACTAAGTGAAGGTCATAAAGTGTTGTATCTAATGAAAACTCTTGAACCAGATATTTATAACATATATGAAACAGAGAATACTAATGATAAACCTCTCGGGATAGCATTGGTTCAAACAATGAAAGATAGTAAACTGTTGAGAACTGCATTTAGAGATAAAAATGCAATAACCTTTATTAAATTTTCATGTGAATTTGATGAAAAATTCAATAAATGGAAGGCGATTACTCAAATCTGCTAAAGTATAATTTAGAAAAATTGACTATATATGTATATAGGATTAAGTATATATATGTCTGATACTAAACAAGTCCGTAAAGAAGGTATGGATAAATTCTATACTATTCATGCTATCTCATTGAATTGTATTAATACAATAGGTTCAAAATATAATTGGGATAATTGGGATTTAGTAGTTGAACCAAGTGCTGGGAATGGGAGCTTCTTATTGCAAATTCCTACAGATAAAAAGATAGGAATTGATATTTCACCAGAACACCCAGATATTATAGAGATGAATTTCTTTGATTATTGTCCGTCTTTGTCTCCACCTTCGCATCAACCCCTGTCTCCACATCCGTCCATTGGGAATAGAAATATCCTTGTAATAGGCAATCCTCCTTTTGGAAGAATAAGTTCAATGGCCGTAAAGTTCTTTAATCATTCAGCAGAATGGGCTTCTGTAATAGCTTTTATTATACCTAAAACATTTAGGCGTGTTAGTATTCAAAATAGACTAAATAGGATGTTTCATTTAGTATATGATGATGATATCCCTTTAGAACCGTGTTCTTTTAGTCCTCCAATGCAAGCCAAGTGCTGTTTTCAAATATGGGAAAAAAAAGAAGAGCCTCGAGATATTATAAAGCTATCTAATAAACACGATGACTGGGAATTCTTACCATATGGCCCATTAGATACAAGAGGACAACCTACTCCGCCCAAAGGAGCTGATTTTGCAATATTAGCATATGGAGGAAAGTGCGGAACTATAGTAAATACTGGTCTTGATAAATTAAGTCCAAAAAGTTGGCATTGGATTAAGTCAAAAATAAGTATATCTTTATTGATCGAGAGATTTGGCCTATTAGATTATTCTCTAAGCCAGAATACTGCGAGGCAGAATTCAATAGGTCGAGGAGAACTTGTTAAGTTGTATTCGGAGCTGATCGTCAGAGCTGATCATCGGTTATTCTAAATTTCATGATATCTACCCAACACTTATCTCCAATTGTAGGCCTTAAAGAATATTCTTTTTTATTTTTTTCATCTTGCAAATCAGAAATTGTAATAGGTCCATGTTCCTTAATCGTACCATGGGCATATCCTCCATACATTGAAATAATAGTTAACATATCATATTTGGGTACAGTAAAGACGTATAATTCTCCTTGATTATCTACATTTTTACTTGTAAGATTATATGCAGTTAAGATATAATAATGAATATCGTGAGAAATACGTAACTGGACCCAGTTAAACTTGTTATGTCTTGCGCCACCTATAGATGCTTTTATCTCAGCATTCTTATCATCCTTTGAACAATCGCCATTACAAGCTGATGCAACATTTTTTATAAAATTATTTCTGATACGAATATATTTTTCAAGCAGGGGCCCGTATTGCTGTGCAGAAACACTATTTAATACACAATATACATGAGCATTTTTTAGAGTTGTCTCCTTCATAATTTCATTTTCGTGGTTAACCATAGAGCGTGCGAGGTGTTCTTTCAGCATCTCTACCCTAAATTTATTGAGGTTTGCTAAAGTATTCATTGCTCAAGAATATATGAAGTATATATTCCACGATCAATTTTTATTTCATTAGCGCACTCAAGCTTTTATGAGACTTATAATTAACAAGTTCAAAATCATTATATGATAGCCCTTCTATCCATTCAATTTTTTCTTCTATAGAAGAATCTAATGACGGAGCAGGTTTTTTAATAATAAGATTTGGAGAATCGTATATTTCTAATTCAATTTGAGTCTTTACTTGTTCAACATGTTCCATATATATATGAGCATCAGATATAGATATGCTCATTTTAGAAGCGTTAATATGTAGAACATGTGATATTATAATAGTTAGCAAAGCGCAACTTGCAATATTAAAAGGCAGGCCCAAAAACAAATCTGAGCTTCGCATTGTTAATAGACAACATAGACCAGTACTTGTTTTATTAAAAATATATAGAATATGGCAAGGGGGTAAAGCCATTTTATTAAGATCTTCCGGATTCCACGCAGATAATACAGCTCTTCTGCTATTATTATCCTTGAGCAATTCTGTTAAAATTGTTTTTAATTGATCTGTTCCCATATGGCCATCGCAGGCACTGTGATCTCCGTATTTTTTCCCAAATTTACGCCACTGCCATCCGTAAACTGGCCCGAGTTCTCCTTCACGATAATTGTTTAAACCAATGCTATCTAAGTATTCGCGAGAAGAATTTCCATTCCATATATTAACATATTTATTTTTTAATTCATTTGCATCTGTAGAACCTCTAAGAAACCATAGTAGTTCTTCTACAATCCCTCTGAAGAATACTTTTTTAGTAGTTAACAAAGGAAATGCTTTTGAAATATCTTCAAATTGAATCATATATCCAAATTGCGATAAGACTTCTCCATTTCTCGTGAGTTTAGATTCCCCGCTCAAGGCGTCTTTTAACATTGTAATATATCCTATTTCGTTTTTATAAAACATTGCTTGTTAATATATATATTTTAGTAATTATTTATATGATAATAATAGACAATGGCCATGAAAGAATGCCCGCCTCTAAAAATACTAAATCTACCTACAAATAGATGTGTGAATATCAATGGTATAATTGGAAAAAAGATTCGTAATCAAAACTATAATATTGCCATTGTTAACGAGCATAACAGTTGTTACATTGATAGTCTTTTAGTAGCTCTCTTTCATTTCAAGAGCCGAGTGATATATAATGCATTTTTTGCAAATAAATTAGTTCCCAGATATGCTTCAAAAATACAAAAAGAATTACATAAAATATATAGACATATCAATAAGAATGAAGCTATAAAAACAAATAATTGTTCTTGTATCAGAAAGTATTTAGAAAAATACTATAATGAGCTTGTTAAGGATAATTCGGGAGGCCAAATATTTTTTAATAATTCTGATAATTGGATTACGAAGCAAATAGATGTATTTGAATTACTAACTTTTTTAGATAAAATATTTGATTTCAAAAGCAACGTTAAAGTTAAAGAAGGTACTAATAAATATATTAAAAATATGATAGTTGAGGTATCATCGCATTATCTAATAGGCGCTAAAGCTCTTAATATATCTTCGGTAATACCTATGAGACAAGATAAATATGAATTAGATGCTCGTAATTATTATAAGAATTCTAAGGGAAAACTTGTTAAATATTATGAAAAAATCTATGAGATTTATAAGACTAATGGTATACTAATAATTGAGCTATATAGAAATACAGGAACAGAAAAATTAAATACATCAATCATATATCCAGATACAATAAAGGTTAGAGATGATAAGAAGGAGTTAAAATTACGTTCTATAATATTACACAAGGGCTCAACAATACACTCGGGGCATTATACTACAATTATAAGAAGATCAGGGAAATCATATGAATATGATGATTTATCAAGTAATACTAATAAATTAAAAGAGATTAGCGATGAGTATGAACGGAAAATGAGGAAAAATGCAGTAGCCTTAATATATTCAAGATAATGGACTTCTAAAAACGAGTACATAATTGAAAAAATTTTAGAAATTTCAAAAAGTTTTTAAAAGTTGAGAGAAAAATAAATTATGTACTCGTTTTTAGAAGTTGAGAATAATAAAATTATTTTGGAAATATAAAAGGTATATAATGAAGCATTTGATAATCGGTGCAGGTATAACTGGGCTATATCTCGCTTATAAACTGTTATCTCAAGGAGTACAAGCTACTGATATTATCATCTTTGAAAAATCCGATAGAATAGGAGGGCGCATATATACACATGAAAACCGTGGATATAAATACTCGGCAGGAGCAGGAAGATTGGGAAAGAAGCACAAATATGTTATGAAATTAATAAAGGACTTTCATCTTGAAGATCAGATCATAAATATCAATAAAAACAACAATTATTTTGTTGACGGCAAATTAATGAATGAACAGCAGTTATTGAAACATTATAAATCTCAATATAAAAGCCTAAATGACTTGTGGAGATATGCTATTGGGAATAAGGTTAATCTTAATAAATATGATCTTAATAATTATAATTTGCACAATTACTTCTCTCTAATATTACCAACAAATGAAGTAGAGCTATTAAAAACCTCTCTTGGTTATATCGCGGAAATGTATGATATGAATGCATATAACGGATTACTAACATTACGAAAAGACTTTGATATAAAAAACAATGACTTTTACGTTTTACGCGATGGAATAAGCATATTAAGCGATTCTCTATGTAAATATATTGAAAATGCTGGGATTACTATAAAGCTATCGTCAACTCTCGAGGATGTATATGAAGCCAACAAATATATTATTGTAAATAGGGTTAAATATAATTACTCGAAGCTCTATTTAACAATAAAAAGAAAGGATTATATGGATATTGCATATTTTACACAATACGAGCATTTATTCAATACAGTTACTGATGGAAAACTTCTACGTATATATGCGAGATATAAGGACGTATGGTTTAAGAACATGCCTAAGACACTTGTGCAAAATAAAATACAGTTCATAATTCCTATAGATTATGAAAGCGGCTTGATACAAATAAGCTATAGTGATAGCTATAATGCTGATTTTTGGAATAACTTTAAAAATGATAAGGATATTATGAAATATCTAACAAAAATATTAAATGAGATGTTTCCCGAAAAAAACATAAAAGATCCTGAATGGATTACGATGCATTACTGGGAAGCTGGGGATCATCTTTGGAAAATAGGAGTTGATTCAAAAAAAATACAAAAAAATATAGATGACCTCTTTATCTCTAAAAACATATACATATTAGGAGAGGCATATAGTGATAGACAAGCATGGATTGAAGGAGCCATAGAAACTGTTCATAAAAAGCTCAATATCGATAAATAGATATGGAGATATCGAGATATGGAGATATCGAGGTATGGATAGGGGTTATTCAAACTACTCGATGCATACACGTGCATTCATCGATATTACCGCCACAGAAGTTACTACAGAAGAATTGCATCTTCTTAATATTTCTCATATTCTGCTTAATTACATCTTCGAAATTCTTATTTTTAGGAAGAGCTTTACGATATGTAGAGTTTAGATTCTGTCTGTTATAATTACTAATAAGTACCTGATTTTTCATAATAATATTATAAATATCCGAGGTAATATGCAGAGTCTGCTTAATATTAGTAGTATTTACACTGGCCATTCTGTTATATAAATAATATTTTTATAATCTTAAATCAATTTTTATTATTATTAAAGTAAAAAATATATTGTTACTTACAACACCTAATTTAATGTAAATTAAATAATTTAGTTAATCGCGTAATACTTTTATCAATTAAAGAAGTATTATCAAACCCTCTATCTGTTTTATTTAGAAAAAAATAATGATTAAAATATGCATAATTTTCACCTATATATTTTATAGGTAATCCATTAGTTATAACATGAACAGAAAATGTTTTTACATTTTTAGGTATTACAAAACACTTAGCGCGCCCAGATAATGAAATAGTATCGCAATTATATATTTGTAAAAAATTATAATTATCATCTGGTAAATTATTTGGATTAAAAAATAGTTTATTTAATAGTTGAAATCCTCCAATAGCATCTATATTTACATCATCAATCTTTATAATATCTGATAAAAAATTATCTATTTGAATATATGGTTCTTGCAAATTAATATATTCATCTATATCAAATAATCCAATATATTTAGATTTATTGAAAGCATGTATAGAATGGTTTTGTTGCGTTTGTTGAAATATATGTTCATATTGCCAGTTAATTACGATAAATATATTATTAGTAATATTTTTACTTAATAATGTATGTAAAGTATTATCTGTAGAATTATCATAAATAATAAATCTTGTTATACCAAGCTTATTATGATATTGTATCCATTGCAATATATATTTATCTTCATTTTTAACAATAGTAGACATTATTATTTCATTTTCAAATTTAGGATAATTATTAATTTTCGTTGTTACATTCTCATCGTCTATTATTATATCATATGTTTTATTTTCATCATATACAAAGGTTTCATTATATAAATAATAAATATGTGCATGACCATGGGAACAAATTTCTACTTGAAAATTTAAAAGTATATCATTAATATACATTCTAATATTATTTATTTTGCAATGCCCTGGCTTAATTATAATTATATTTCCTCTATCATTATAGAATATATCATAAATATTGTAGTTTTTTATAAATATAGGATTATAAATTGTAGTCATTATATTCGCCTTATATTTAATAATAAATATAATAATCTTAAATCAATTTTTATTATAATTATTATTATAGTATAAATGGTCAATAAAAATATATTGTTGCTTACTGCACTTATTATATATCTATTTCCTATTATTTACATATCTGCTTATTACAATAATAACAACAGTATCTCGAGTATAATATCAAACGAAAAAGCAAAATATATAATATTGTTTTTTATGTTATTGATGGGTATAGCAATAATATTATATGAACGCAAAAGAGACAATATATATTCTCTAATAACAATAAGTATATTATTACTCTCCATATATGGTCTAATATATTTCAATGAAGGGCATACACTTCACTATATATTTTCTTGCATAGCATTTCTATCTATACTACTTTTTATGTTCGTAATATGCTGCAATAAAACCTGCTATATTTTATTATTTCTCTTATTCATTCAGATAATATTATTTGCTCTTCTGGTAAAAGAATGTAACGATACCATATTTGCATATGAAATCTTCTATTTATTAAATTTTGCAATATTTTATCTATATATTCATTTTATATAATATATCTACAATAGAATGGATTACTTTGTCTTTTTTGTCTCTTTTACATAGTATAATGTTGTACTATTAAAGAATATAGAATATAAAAAATGATTATTTATAGTAAGATAAATTCTAATTATTATTATGGATTGTAAAGTCCAGAATAAAAACTGTGCGAAAGGAAAGAGGATCATAGTTATTGTAGGATTCCCTGCATCTGGTAAATCTACATATTCTAAAAAATTGTTAAAGAAATATTCTAAAAACGGCATTATATTATCGCGCGATACGTTAGGTGGTGCAATTGCGGATATTTTACCGAAATTGAATGAACTTTTAGAATCTAAAAATAATTATTGTATAATTATTGATAATACAAATATTACAGCAGATACAAGAAAACCTTTTATTAAATTGGCTCATAGTGTAAATGTTCCCATAGAAGCTCATTATATTGCAAATACAATTGAAGATAGTCAGGTAAAAACATTACATAGGATGTTTGATAGATATAAGCAGTTATATATGACTGGAAAAGCCGAGAAAAATACAGAGGCTCATAAAGACCCTAATGTATTTCCGCCAGCTACCTTGTTCTCTATGCGAAAAAAAATAGAGATTCCGAAATTAGATGAGGGATTTGAAAAAGTAATAACTATACAGGCCCCATCTGTTAAATGGGATGGTAGAAGATATAGAAATAAGGCGGTATTTTTCGATATAGACGGAACTTTGCGAGATACGGAACATCTTAAGCATAAATATCCTATAATTCCAGAAGAAGTAGAACCAATAAAATTTATACCTCTGGAAGAACAGAGGAAAAAATTGAAAGCTCTTCAAAAAAATAAATATAAACTACTTGGAATAAGTAATCAGTCTGGTATTTCAAAGGGAGTTGTTAGCGAAAATCAGGTCATAGAATGTATGAATAAGACTCGCGAAATGCTGGGGTTAAATGAAAAAGAGTTTGCTATTTCTTATTGTCCCCATAGCGCTTTTCCATTAAGTTGCTATTGTAGAAAACCTCAGGTAGGCCAAGTGATCAACTTTGTAGAAACTCTAAAATTAAATCCCTCGAAATGCATCTTCGTAGGAGATAGAAAGACAGATGAAACTACTGCGAATAGAATGGGAATGCTATTTATTACTGCAGAAGACTTTTGGAAAAATGGTTGAATTAGAATTAGAATTATAAATGCGTACTATATATAGATATACAAATATACAGATAATGGAATGGATATATTTATCAGTAATACATAGCATAATAGTTGCAGGATTAATTTTATTTTTGCGTTATGATGATACTCCAAGTAATGTATTTCCTATCATAACAAACATAATTGTGGGAATATTGAGTATATTATATATACTATCATTTAACAAAATAAATTATATTTCTGGAGAAATTAGTAAACCAAAGTATTACATCTATTCTATAGTACTATTTTTTGTAATACTACTCGGATATTATATCATAAAAACATGTCCAAATCCAGCATACTTTAGGGTATTTGTAGCTCTCGAAATAATATTTATATTATTATTTGTTATCTATTATGAAAAAAATATTAAACTATCGTACCGAAGCATTATTGGTATAATGCTCGGATGTATATCCATTATATTGATATCAATAGACACTGTAGATGAAAAAAAAAGTAAAAAATAATATATATATAATATACATTCTTACATCACACAGCTATCACCTATGTTAATCGTAATAAGGAATAGCGGCTGTTTGCATGAGTTTATTATTATGCAATGCTCCATCGAGAGTTTTTGAGCAATTGATATTGCTCAATTCAGAATCCTTCCTAATTCTTACACGGATAGGAAGAACATATCTAACAGTATTTTCTGCATATTTAAAGTCGGTATTTACAGAAGCTGAATAAGCAGCATTACCATATCCTACTCTCGCTGCTGTACTTTCGACACGTTGCATATTATTAGAAGGTTCTGCTTGCATACCTCGAGTAGTTCCACGCGTAGTTCCACGTGTAGAGCTTCGTGTAGTACTACGAGTTAAATCTTCATCGTAACTATCGTAAGATCTATAAGTAGCTACGGGAAGTTTTGTTCTACTTAGAACCATAAAGGTTAGATAGAATACACCAGTAGCACTTGATGTTCTTTCCATACCAAGCTTAATATCTTCTTCAGTCAATTCATAAGAAGGGTCAATTACCTTTGACGTAGTTAGTTGATAACTTGCTTTCAAGTTCTGATCATAGTCATACTTGCAATATTCATTTGTTTTTGAAATAGGGATTGCGCAGACTACACCATCCCTCTTATAATTGTTGGGATTGTACTGTGATTCCGAGCTATATACGGGTTCTACTGTATCAATTGCAAATCCCAAACTGAATTCTTCATCCACAGCTCCCTTTTTATAAATATCCGGATTTTCAATTCGAAATACAATAGGGCCTTCCTCTGCAATAACAACATATCCTTCCTTATCTCCTAATTGGAATACTTCGATTGGGTATTTTTCCTTAAAGTTTGTACGGTCTTGCTTGTTTTCATAGATAGCCACGTCCTTTCCTTTACCAACGCTAACAGTACAGCTTACATTAGTGTAATTAGTCGAATACATGATGGGAATTGAATCTACTACATTTTTGAAGACAGGGGTATTATCGGTAGTAGAATTAGTAGACATTTTAAGATATTGGATAGTATATAATCATAAGAACCGAATCAATTTTTATTTTTATATATAAAAAAAAGAGTAAACATATTATTAATATAATGCCATATAAGTATAAAATAATATTAAAAGACTCTAATAATTTAATCGCCGAATGTATCTATAGCAAAATCAAAGATATTAAACACGAAGATAGAATATATTTAATTAATAATACTAACAAATATATATTAGACCATATTCTTCTTCCAATATATGAAAAAAATAATATTGAAGATATTATATATAATTACGGAATTCAGAACGCCATACAGCATTACATATTAAATAAAAGATATTACAATAATATCATTGAATTGGTAGATAACGACGAAAATAAAATATATATAGGAATAGCTTATTATATATTAACAGAATGTTTTGACTACATAATAGATATAAACGCATAAAGAGTCTAATACCGATGGCCTATTGTTTCCATTTCTTGCCACAGATTAGACATTCCATGAATAAAGTGGATGCTTCATCTCCTGACCTCGTTTGTAATTCATAATAACTTACCTTTTTACTTTTACATCTCATACAAGTAATCATATCAGACATAGCTACAATATTAAATTCATAGGCCTCTTTAATACGCAAATTATTTTTATCAATAATACTTTTCCATCTTTCAGGGAATATATTGTGACTCTGCATATACGGAAGCATATGTGGGTTAAATTCCTTGTATTCGACCATTCTTTTCAACAGCTCTGTATTTCCTACATAGCTATCTGATTTGAGATTGGAGTAGATGCTCCGAGCAATATTAATATACGTATCTATGAACAAGAGACATTTCCATGATAACTGGATCTTGTTAGAAATAGAATAGTCTATAGTGCAATTGAAAACTCCTATCTCCAAGTCAGTAGCTTCTAATGTAGAAATATGCAAAGTATTTTGCAATAGATTACAAAAATCTTCGCGAACCTTATGTTTATTATATAAATTCTTTTGTTCATCAGGAATGTTCGTATCTTTATTTGAGTATTTTTCGATTTCTTCATTTAAATCATATAGTTTATATTCTATACTCATAATTACCTTAAAATATATTTATATAGTTCTATCAATTTTTTATATATAAATCCTAAAAAAATGATATATACATTATAGATATATATATTTATATAATAATGTATACGCGTATAGATATCGGAAAATATATATCAAATGATGTAAATATTAATACGATAGAACTGTACATAATAAATAGTAAGACTGAAAATACTATTAATGTTATGATAAGCGACAAGATAGATAAAATGGTCGATAATATCTATAAGAAAAGTCGTACTGAAAAATACAAATCATATTTTAATAAAGAAAGAGTATATACTTATGAATTATCAAATGATAATCAATATGTGTATACCAAGATTAAAAAAGAGTTGGATATTATAGATAATATTCTGGTTATCTCTTCAAAACAAGATAAGCAACCCAACTATACATTCCCTTGCACAAACGATATTGATAATATTTGCGAATATACTATTAAAGAGTATAAGATATCTAATCGACTATCGATTATTATTAGATATGATCTCGATAGCAATAGAGAAGAAACTATAAAAACCTTGTATGTCGAATATAAACATTCGCAAAACGTGGATACCGACAAAATTAACGAGCAAATCAATAGAATATTTGCAAAATTATTTAGCGACTAAGCATGCTGCTAAAAAATAAAAATTGATATAACATAATATTAATATGAAGTATTATTATTATTAATATGAAGTATTATTCTTTCGTTGATTTTGCTAATATTTTAAACGCTGATAATACAGTAAAGGATACGAGCTCTTTAATCTATAATATTAAAGAATTGTACGATGGATATACAAAGTATCTTATGGTATGCAAATGTGACCTTGATGATATTAAAAGGAAGAGAATGCAGTCTGTTATTAGTAACTATATAGATTTTTATGGAGATAATAAAGATTATGATAGAAAAAGTTTAGAGAACGAATATTATAATTGTGTAACAGATCCATTCAATAAATCATTAGATCCTCCTAAAAGCTTCTTTACAAAAGCCCGAAGAGATTATCTTAGCTATGAACTTAGTGAAAAAATTGAAAATGAAAATTGCGATATCAACAGTCATTATACTAATATTAATAAAAAATATGAATATTATAATAATTATAATAATATTCAAAGAAAGAAAGAATTAAATGACGATATTAGCAATGTTATTTATTTTGATGAAGATATTGATGACGACGAAACTATGTCGTATAATTATGATAGTGACGAATGTTACGACTATGATGCAATTACCGAAGAGGATAGCGACTACTATTCTGACGAAATGTAGTAAGACTATAAGCGATGAAGTAAGAATATAGCGATATCATAATTTTTTATTTCAAGAAGTTTTCAAAAAATATACAGGTGTTTTTGCTATTTCAATAAATGGGGTTGAAGGTTATGAATTATATAATAAAGGTGGTATAGATGGTGATAGGTTATTAGTATTTTTAGAAAGGTTTATTACTAATAA